GCAGACGCGCAATGAGTCCCGGATATGGCCCGACTGGAGAACGGCGCCAGTCGGCAAGGCAATTGAACACGTTCGCTCTGAGGAGGCAATCGGATGAGCAATTTGCAAACCACATCTAACGACACACCTATCAAGGTGTTCGGCCTGCTGGCGATGAACCCACAGCAAGGGCCGCTTGTCCAAAAACACTGCTTTGGCGACTGCGGCAAGATTTCCATTGGCGGTGCCATTGACGACGCAGCGACGGGCGGTCTGTTCGTGTGCTGCGAGGCCGTGTGCCCATGGCTCAAAGGCCAAATGGAAAAGCCTTACGGGCAAACCATGTCGTACGGGAAGCTGCACGAGATCTATTTGCGCTCCCTGACCGACCTTCCATTGCCCATTTCCCACAAGGACCTTTGCCATGATCAGCTTTGAAACCCTCGCGCGCCAGGCCTACGAGGAATTCAAGGCCGAATTCGAGTGCAACACCAGCACCACCATCGTGGCCTGGGACGTCATGCCCGGCGCTCTCAAAGCCGCCTGGGTTGCCGCCGCCAAGAAGCTGTACACCACACTGGCAACGGTGCACTGATCATGGCACGCCCCTGCAAACTCCAGATCAACTCCTCGGGCGCCTGGCGCGACGTGCTGCGCTTTGACCTGGATGAAACAGACGTAGAGGCCCTGCAGGTCGCCGCCGCCAACCTGGTACTCATTGCGAATGGTGGTGGCAAGACGGGTCTGCGTATCACAGCTGCTGACGCGTTCCAGACCGCGTTGATCCGCTGGGATGCCAAGAAAGGCTGGGTGGATGCATGAGCACGCCCGCCACCCGCCAGAGCCACCTGGCCGCCATCCACATGGCCCAGAAGGCACTGCGCCTGAGTGCGGAGGACGCCCAGGCGCTCAAATTCAATGTGACCGGCGTCTACAGCGCGGCTGACATGACCGCGCTGCAGCGCCGCCAGTACCTTGCCCGCCTGTCCGAGCTGCAGGCCCAGGGGGCGGTAGCGCGAGGCGAGAAGCCCGCCTATACGCCCAAGCGGCCCAGCACCCAGCGTTCGGCCGACGATACCCAGGATGGTCGCTGGAGGCGTGCCCGTGCGCTGTGGTCTGACCTAGCCCGAGCTGGTGTAGTGCGCGAAGACTCCGACAAGGCCCTGCAAACCTTCGTCAAGCGTCAGACCGGTGTGGAGGCCTGGCGCTTCCTCAACGGTTACCAGATCAACAACGTGATTGAGGCACTCAAAGGCTGGTGCATCCGTGCTGGCGTGCCGATTGAGGGGGAGCGCCGCCATGGGTGATTTGGCAACCCTGTCCCTGCCGGGCGAACTCATTGAGCGACCTGACATGACCGACCTCACAGGCGAGCAGATCGCGCCGCTGGAGCGCCTGTTCGACCCGCTGATGCCCGACACCTGGCGCGATTTCGCGCTCAGTCACTACCTGACCCTGCAGGCGCTGTTTGGCGGTCGCTTCCCGGACACTGAGCTGGCCGCACTGTCGGTTGAGCTGTCCAAGGGCATCGCCGCCGATCTGGGTGGCACCCAGCCCTACATCCAGGCCGGGCGCGAGCTGCTCGCCAGCAAGCGCGCCAGGCGCGTCATCGAACTGCTGCAGGCGGGCAAGAGCTATCCCGACGTGGCTGCTGCTTGTGGCAAGATCACGGAACGCCATGTCCGCCAGATCGAAAAGGTTTGGCTGGACGAACAACGCCGCCTTCGCCAGGGCCGATTGGACCTGTGACCAGCCCACGCCGCCAGGCTCAACGGCGGCACGATAAAAACTGAAACACTTCAGTTACTCCCTTGAGACGCCCCTGCCGACACTGGCAGCATGTCTCAAAAAGACCCCTCCAACAAACTGACCAGTCTGCCCGGCAAGATCGAAATCTTCCGAGCTGGTCAGCACACCGACGACGCCGGCAACGTCCACAACTTCACCGAAGCCGACGTGGCCGACATAGCCACCGGCTACGACCCCAAGCTGCGCGAAGCCGCACTTTGCATCGGCCACCCGGCCCATAACCTGCCGGCCTACGGCTGGGTGAACAGCCTGGGCATCAACGACGCCGGCCGCGTGGTCATGGACACGCACCAGGTGCAGCCGCAGTTCGCCGAGATGGTGGACCGCAAGCTGTTCAAGAAGCGCAGCGCCAGCTTCTACACCCCTGATCACCCCAACAACCCCACGCCCGGCAAGTGGTATTTGCGCCATGTCGCCTTCCTGGGCGCGCAGCCGCCCGCCATTGCCGGCCTGGCCGATTTTTCCGAGGGCGGTGACCCCGCCAACACCGTGTGCTTTTCCGAGCCACTCACCACCAACCAGCAGGAGCAAGACCCCATGGACAAAGAATTGCAGGCCCAACTGGATGCGGCCAATGCCGCCCGCGAAGCTGCCGAGGAGGCAGCCAAAGAGGCCAACGACCGTTTGGCCCAGTTCGCCGAGGCCGCCAAGCGCGACCGCCTGGCTGGCTTCTCCAACTTCTGCGAAGCGCAGATCAAAGCCGGCACCCTGCTGCCCAAGGAAAAGGACGCAGCCGTCGCTGTTCTGGAAACCCTGGCCGATTCCAAGGAAGTCAGCTTTGCCGAAGGCGGAGCCACCAAGGCCGTGCCTGCAGTTGACTTCCTGAAAGACCTCATTGCCCGCGCCAAGCCGGTCGTCAACTTTGGTGAACATGCCGCTGGCGCCGCCAGCTCCGGCCAGGCCACCAAGGACATGACGGATGCGCAGGTGGACAAGCTCGCCCGCGAGCATGCCGCCAAGCACAGCGTCAGCTACGCGGAAGGCCTGAAGGCCGTCACCGCCAGCTTCACCACGGCCGCCTGATCCCCAGCCGCCGCCCCGTAACTCCACTACTCACAAGGACGCCACACCATGATGACCGCTGCGGAAATCCGCCTCAAGCAAAACCCCATCCTGACCAGCCTGTTGCTGGGCCTCGGCCAAGGCACCATGGTGGCCGAGAAACTGTTCCCGCGCCTGCCCCAGGTGCTCAGCTCGGTGGCACTGGCCCAACTGGGCAATGAACGCCTGCGTCGCTACAACCTGCGCCGCGCCCCTGGTGCCCCCACCAAGCGTGTCGACATCAAGTACGACGGCAAGGTCTACAGCGTGGCGCAGTACGCGGTTGATATCCCGATCCCGCGCGAGCTGATCCGCGAGGCCGACGAGAGCCGCAAGCTGAACGTGTCCAACCACCTGGACGTTTCCCAGATCGCCATGACCACGGCCAACGACATTCTGGGTCTGGACTACGAGCTGGAAGTGGCTGGCCTGGCCACCAACGTCGCCACCTATGCCGCTGGCCATGTCATGGCGCTGGCCGGTGCCACCAAGTGGAGCGCTGCCACGGGTACACCTGTGACTGACATCCGCGCAGCTTCCAACGTGATCCGCAAGAAGATCGGCAAGCGTCCCAACAAGCTCACGCTGTCGGCCGACGCCAAGCTGGCTGTGGAGACCAATGCCGAGGTCAAGACCTACCTGCCGGCCAACCAGGAAGGCCCTGCATCCCTGGACCAACTGGCCCGCATCTTTGAGGTGGACGAAGTGGTCGTCGGTGATGCCGTCTGGATGGACGCCAACGATGTCGGCCAGGACGTGTGGGGCAACAACGCCGTTCTGGCCTACGTGCCCAAGATCGGCGGTGCTGGCAACAGCATCAGCTTGGCCGAGCCTGGCTTTGGCTTCACCAACGTGATCGAAGGTCACCCGTTTGCGGAGACCCCGTACTACGAGGGTGGCTCCAAGAGCTGGATTTACGGCGCCACCTTCGAGCGTATGGCCAATGTGGCCTACAACACGGCCGGCTTCCTGTTCACCAACCCGAAATAACCCCCCCGCGAGCGTAGACCCCCCAGGGCATTGGCCCTGGGGCACCTGCCCCGGACATTGAAGGAAAGAGAACATGCCCAAATTCATCGCACTCGTCGCCGTTGCCGTCATGGTTGGCGGCGTACGCACCCTGATTCAGCCAGGTGAAGAAGTGCCCGAGCTAAGCGATCACGACGCCAAGGAACTCATGGCCAGCGGCGCCATCAAGGACCCAGCCGAAGAGGCGGCAAAGGAACGCGCGATCGCACGTGCCGAGTCCAAGGCTACTGCCGAGTTTGAAGCAGAGCGCAAAGCCGTCCAGGCCGCCACCGCGTCGACTGCACCGGCTGAAGTGGAGCCGAATGGCTCGCAGGCCAAAGCCACTTCTACGACGCAGGCTAACAAGCCAGCGAACAAAAAGAAGTAACCCACCAACCCGCTAGCAGGAGCCATTCATGCCCTCTCAAAACAACTCCGGCCGCCAGTACGACAAGCAGCACGGCATCACTATCATCGCCACGGCCGCAGTAGCTGCCGCACGCTTCGTTGGCTACGACGGCGCTCATGCCACCTCGGCAGGCGGCGTGCACGACACCCAGGCCATCTCCGAGACCGCCGCCGACGTGGGCGATGCATTCACCGGCATCACCGGTTACTCGGGCCTGGTGGAAGCCAGCGCGGCCATCGCGTTTGGTGACTACGTCAAACCCGCAGCCGATGGTTCCGGCAAAGCAGCCGTTGGCACCTTGGCCGATCACTGCGGCCGCGCCCTGGGCGCTGCCGGTGGCGCTGGCGAGCTGATCGAGGTGGAGCGCATCCGCCACATCCACGCCTGACCCACGACTGACTGATCCGGTTCAAAGCTCACGCCCATGACCTACGCAACCCAGGCCGACATGGTGGACCGCTTCGGCGAGACCGAGCTGGCCCAGCGCACCAATCGTGTTGATGGCACCACCATCGACACCACGGTGCTGGGTCGTGCCTTGGCCGACGCAGATGCTGAGATTGATGGCTACCTGGCTGGGCGCTACGCCTTGCCGTTGGCCACTGTGCCCACTGCGTTGGTCCGTGTGGCGTGTGACGTGGCTCGCTACCGCCTGTATGACGACGGCATCACGGACGTGGTGCGCCAGCGCTATGAGGATGCGACCAGCTTCCTCAAGCGCATCAGCAGCGGTGACGTGATTCTGGGCGACCAGGCTGCAGCCACCGAATCGGCCGGCGCGGGACTGGCATATCACCAGTTCACGCAACGCCAGATCACCGACGACTCCATGCGGGGCTTTGCGTGATCACGGCAGACACCCTTGTCGGTCGCCTCAAGGCGCAGATCGCCAGTGTGAAAAGCATTGGTGCCAGCGCCGAGCTGGACGCGGCCATTGAAGGAACGCCGCTAACCCCCAGTCTCTTTGTCATTCCGCTGGCCGAGTCGATTGCCGGAGAGCTGGAAACGACCGGTGGCGTGGACCAGGAGGAAATGCTGGTCTTTGGCGTGGCCTATGTGGTGGCGAACCAGCGCGATCCGCGCGGTGCTTCGGCCCTCACCGAGCTGGCGCCCCTGCGTACCGCCGTGAAGGGCGCATTGCGCGGTTGGGTGCCGGACGAAGAGTCCGGCGAACCCATGCTGTTTCGCGGTGGACGCCTGCTGCGCCTGGACGGCAATCGCCGCCTTTGGTGGATTGATGAATTTCAAGTAACCCAGTGGAGCAACTGACATGGCAACCAAAGCAAACACCCAACCCGCAACCGACGTCGGTACAACCGATGCCCCGGCAAGCCTCGAGGCCGCGCCCGTGGGCGCTGTTGCAGTAGTCCCCGTCACTACCCCTCCACGCACGCCGGAAACCGTTCCTGCGCCTGGTGGCGGCCAGTACGCCTGGGACGAGAAGACCCTGGACTGGGTGGCCCGCCACCCCAAACCGGCAGAGCCGCCCGCCGAAGCTCCCGCAGCCTGACGCCAGGCATCGCGCGCCCCATCTGAACCGACCAACTGGAGACCACCACCATGGCATCCCGCAAGATCAAAAAGACCGTCATTCTCTTAGCCCTGGAGGCCAGCATCGGCACCGATGCCATGCCTACAGGCGCTGCCAACGCTCTGAAAGCATTCGACGTCACCATCTCGCCCATCGAGAGCAAGTCGATTGAAATTCAGTACTTGGCCTCGTACTTCGGTGCTACTGAGACGCTGGCTGGGGCGGTGTACTCCAAGTGCTCCTTCAGTGTTTCGCTGTCCGGCTCTGGTGTCGCAGGCACGGCACCGGCTTGGGCTTCGGCCCTGATCGCTGGCGCCATGAGCGAGCTGACCGGGCTGACCGTGCCGCCCCGCGTGGAGTACTTGCCGGCCACCGACAACCTCAAAACCGCCACCATCTACTGGTACGACGATGGCCTGCTGCACAAGCTGATCGCAGCCATGTGCAATGTCAAGCTGTCGGCCAAGGCCGGTGAGGCTCCCAAGCTGACGTTCGAGTTCTCTGGGCTCAAGGTCACGCCCACGGCGACGCCGAACGTTGCCAGCGTGCTGACTGCCTGGAAGCCCCCTGTGGCAATTCGCAAGGCCAACGTCACCGACATTAACTTGGGCTGCACCTACGCTGCTGGCGCCTTGACCGGCGGGACGGCCTTCAACAGCACCGGGCTGACGCTGGACTGGGGCAACAAGGTGGACTTCACCGATCTGTTGTCCACCGAGGACGTGGACATTAGCGACCGGGTCATGAAGGGCAGCTTCAGCCTGCAGCTCTCCGCTGCGGAGGAGGCTGCACAGATCGCCAATGTGGAGGCCGGCACGCTGCAGAGCATGGGCTTTGTCATCGGCACGCTGGCTGGCAACAAGATCATGCTGCACCACCCGGCCATCCGTCTCACCAGTCACAAGAAAGAGGAGATCAACGGCAAGCGCATGGTCGGTTTCGACTTCCAGTGCACGCCCGTCAACGGCAACGATGAGTTGCGCCTGGTCTGCCTGTAATCGCTCTTTGATCTGACCCACTGAGCAAACACCAAACAACCCAACTTTTCGGAGCCATCACCGTGGACCATATCGATCAAGAAAGCCAGTGCCAACTCGCCATTGAAGACACCGTTGAAGTGCCCCTCAAGTTCACCGTCAAGTCGCGCCGCGTCAACAAGGTCTTCGCCTTTACGCTGTACTGCGACCGAATCTCGCAAGAGGAAATCAATGAGGACCTGGCTGACGGCAGTACGAAGGTGACTGACGTGATGCGCAAGGTCATCAAGGGTTGGGACGAACACCAGCGGCTGGTGCTGGGCGCTGACGGCAAGCCAGCCGAGTTCAGCGAGACCGCGCGAGACAAGCTGCTGTCGGTCGCAGGTGTTGGCGTCCATGCCTACAACAAGTACATGCTGGAGATCGGGGCGAAGGAAAAAAACTAGCGCGGGTCGCGCGCCTATGGGCGCTCGGCCAGCTCTATGACCCACGCGCCCAGGAAGAAACCAATGCCGGCCCGGCTGATACCACCGATGCGGCTGCTGACTTCTTCTGCCTGGAGATCGTCGAGGACGACGACGAGTCAGACGAGGACTCAGACGAAAGCAAGGCAGACGCCGGTTCGCGTGTCTACCTGTGGCCCTGCAATGTGCCGGTCTACAACCTTTGGTGCGCGATCTCCACGCAGTGGGTGGTCAGCATGCGCGGCCGCGAAAGCCTCAACTACGACGCTGTGCTGCGCTACATGCGTGAGGTGGCCCACATTCGGCCTCGCCATGTCCCGGAAATCATGCATTGTCTCCAAGCCATGGAGCGTGCCGCGCTACGCGCTTGGGACGAACTGCGTGAGCAAGAACAGGCCAATCGTGAAGGAACCTAGCCTGTGGCCAACGAAGTAAAGCTCAAGCTCGCCATCGAGGGCGGCAAGGTCGTTGGCGCTGAGCTGGATGGCGTCAGCACCAAGCTGGACGTGCTCGACCAGTCCGCGCGCGGTGCTGCCGGTGGCGCTGGCACCCTGCGCAGCATGCTGGCGGGCATTGTCACTGTGGGCGCCGCTGCAGAAATCCTGCGCCTGGCTGATTCCTGCACAACGCTGCGCACCAGCCTCAAGCTGGCTAGCAACAGTGCGGCAGAGGCCTCTGTGGCCTACGACCGGTTGTTCCAGATCGCACAGCAGGCGCGTGTCAGCTTCGTCGAACTTGGTGAGACCTACGGCACCATTGCCCGCGCTGGGCGTGAGTTGGGGGTATCCCAAGACCGCTTGCTGGCTGTGACCCAGTCCATCGGCATGGCCATGACGATTGGTGGGGGCAGCGCCCAGTCCATGCAAGCTGCCCTGATACAGCTGGGTCAGGGCCTTTCCAGCGGCACGCTACGTGGCGAGGAACTGAACTCCATCCTGGAGCAGACCCCGCGCCTGGCGCGCGCACTGGCCGATGGCATGGGCGTATCAGTAGGCCAACTGCGGTCCCTGGGCGAGCAGGGCAAGCTCACGGCCGAGGCGGTGATCAACGCCCTGGAGAAGTCTGGACCGCAGCTCGCCAAGGAAATGGACAGCGCCTCGGTCACCGTTGGCCAGGCATGGACCATGGTGCGCAATAGCATGACCAAGTTCGTGGGCGATGCAGACACCGCTACGGGCGCAACCAGCAAGCTATCCAGTGGCCTGCAGGGCTTGTCGTCCGTAATTGATTCGGTCGGCAACACGATCAAGCAACACGAAACAGCCTTTAGCGCGATTGCAACCGGCCTGGCCAGCGCTGCGGTCGTGGCCGGAGTGGCCGCCACAGCCAGTTCGATTGGGACATTGGCGACCGCCATCAAGGCCCTGGGCCTGGTGATGCTGGCCAACCCCATCATCGCCGGCCTGGCGGCCATAGCGGCCGCTGGCGGCGCCATCTATGCCCTCAATGAGAAATACCAGGCCAGCGCCGAGGGTGTGAGCGCCTCGGTGGCCACCTATTCGCGCAACATCGCCCGCCTGGAAGAGTTGCAACAAAAGGGCGCCGGAACCGAGGCCGAGACCATCCGCGCCCAGCGTGCCGCGCACATTGAGGAGCTGAAGGACCTGCGCAGCCAGGCCCAGCAAAAGCTGGCCGTCTTGGACCAGAGCAGTTCCGACAACGCCTCTTACAACGCCAAGGAAATGAAGCGCCTGCAGGAGAAAGGTGCTGCTGAGCGCGAGGCGTTTTCTGGGGCTGTCACCTTGGACGATGCGCGCAAAGCAGGCAAGCTGCGCAATGACGTGATCCAGGCCGGCTACGACGATGCCGTGAAGATTGCCAAGTCGTTCGGCAAATCCATCGCCAGCGCTGCCAGCCCAGAGGATGCCATTGCTCTGGCCAGCGAACGCGACAAGCGCCTGATCGCCAACGCCCAGGAGACAACGGCCCAGCTGAAGTCCTTTGATGATCAAAAGGCTGCGCCGGCACGCGAAGCCGCGAAGCAGCGCCTGGACGCGACGATCCAGCTCTACGAAAACCAGCAGATCGAAATGACCGCTGGTGAACAGCGCCTCAGTCGTTCGCTTGCAACTGCGCACGCTGCCGGTCTTGTTACTGACCAGGAGTACTACGAGCGCAAGCGCACTTTGGCCGAATCTGACAATGATCGGCAGCAGGCCCTGGTTCAGAAGGAGATTGATGCGGTCCGACGGTCAGGTTTGGCTCAGAAAGACAAGCAAGACAAGCTGGACAAGTTCAACGCTGACCTGGCGCGGTTACGTCAAGCAGCACTCGACATTGAGTCCAACTTCGTGGATGAAATGACCGCGCTGGACATGAAGCTGTTTCGCACGGCCATCGACCAGAACGCCCAAACGGTGGAGGCCCAGCAAGCCAAGGCCGAGAGCCTACGCCAGCAACTCAAGGACCAGCGACTCGCTAATGCCGAGATTGGCCTCTCGGCCCGCGAGGTCGCAAACCTGCGTAGGGCCACCGCTGAGTTGGCGGCTGCAGAGTTGGAACGTCGCGCTGGGTTGATCCAAGATACTGACCCGCTGCTGGCCCAGGCCTACCGTGACCAGGCCAAATACATGCGCGAGTTGGCGGCCGCCAATATTGATGCAGTTCAAAAGACAGCTGCGGTCGACAGTTTCAGGGAGCTGTGGACCTCGATTGACCAGACCGCACGCGGCGTCTGGACCAACATCTTCCAGGGTGGGCAGGACGTTTGGACAAAGCTACGCGACGTAGCCAAGGCAACCTTCCTGGACTGGTTGTACCAAATGACGGTACGCAAGTGGATCTTCAACATCCTGGCCGTGGTCACTGGCACCAGCAGTGGAGCACTTGCCGAACAGGTTCTCGGCACCTCAAAAGGCGGTGCCGGCAGCGCTGGTGATTCGTCATCCGTCTCCAACTCGATGACCAACTGGCTCACCGACTTTGGCGGGTCGGCAATCAAGACCGTCGAAAAAATCGGTGAGAAGCTGATCAATACCGGTAGTGAGACCCTCAACAAAGTGGGCTCCTGGCTGCTGAACAACTCTGGCGGAATCGGGAAGTTCATCGGGAACGCCGCCAACGTGCTCACCGCGATCAACGTCATTGACCTCTGGTCCAAGGGGCAACGTGGTGCCGCTGTAGGTGCAGGCATAGGCGGCTACTTTGGCGGCCCCATAGGAAGCGCCATCGGCCAATTCATTGGCTCCAAGTTTGACTACACGGTTACTCCCAACGGAAACGCCATCGTGGCGAATGTGGGGTCCAAGGGCGCCTCAGCGGTGGCCAGCAGGTCCGACTTCATTCAGGAGGGCGGCTGGTTCGGTGGTGGAACAACCCACAACAGTTCATGGGCCAACGCCGACTCCGGTACCACGGGCTACATCGACCAGAGCGTCAAGAACGTCACGGCCGCCAACAAGGCCTACGCCGAGGCGCTGGGTCTGAATGCTTCCGCCCTGGATGCCTACACCGCGCAGTTGGACATCAATGTCTCCGGGATGGACGCAGCTGCCGCCAAGTCCGCCATTGATGCCGCTGTGGCCAAGTTCCAGGCCGACCAGTTCACATCAGCCTACAGCGAGGCTTTGGGGACATTCGCGCGTGAAGGCGAGACATCAGCTCAGACTGCCCAGCGCCTGGCAACGGACTTGACCGGAGCCAACGCGGTGATGGCCACGTTGGGCGGCACGCTATATGACGTCAGTGTGGCCGGTGCCGCTGCCGCCAGCGGCCTGGTCAGTGCCATGGGCGGAATGGCCGCTTTCCAACAGCAGATGGCGACCTACTACCAGGGTTACTACACCGCAGCGGAGCAGCGGGCCAACATTGTCAACAACGCAGCGGCCGACCTGACGGCGGCAGGCATCACGGGCTTTACAAACGATCAGATCGCCAATGCCAACCGTGACCAGATTCGCGCCGTAGTCGACTCCTTTGCCACACGCAAAGACACCGCTGATGGCGCAAAACAGTATGCGGCCGTAGTCAAGGTTGCCAACCAGCTGCTGGCCATCACCACGGCGACACAAGAAGCCAAGGCGCCGACGGTAGAGCAGGTTGGCAGCTCAGGCGGTGGTGGTGGCTATGGCGGCGGCAGCTCCTCATCTGCGGCCATGGATACATCCCTGTCGGCCTGGCAGCGCGCCACGGATTCCATCGTGCAGACGATGAAGGATTTGCGCAGCACGTTGATTGAGGCCAATCCCAACAGCCTCGCGCAGCTCCAGGCCCAGTTTGTCATCAACACGGCCGCAGCCAAGGCCGGTGACTTGAACGCCTACGAGCAGCTGCCAGAGCTTGCCAAGCAACTGGTGGCACTCAAAAAGGATCAGAGCACCTCCGCTCTCGACCAGGCCATGTTCACGGCTGACGTGCTTGACACGCTGTCCAGCGTGGCAGCAATGCGCACAGGCCAGTTGAATCTGAAAGTCCCTGCCTTTGCGGCAGGCGGGTATCACAGTGGCGGCTGGGCCATGGTCGGTGAAAAAGGCCCCGAGCTGGCCTATCTTCCTCCCGCCCGCATCTATACCGCGCCCGATACCAGCTCCATCCTGTCCCGCAGTGGCGGCGCTGGTGCTGGCGTCGGTGACAGCGAGGTGCTGATCACCCTGAAGGAGGTCCGCACCCTGCTCAAGGAAATCAAGGACGACGCGGAGTTCGATCGCACGCACGGTTTCTCCCAAAGGCTGTACGACCTGTTTGACCGTCTCACCCCCGACCGGGATGCCATCCCGACGAAGGCCGTCTGATGAAGAACATCAATTCCATTGTTGTCACGGAAGCCCTGCTGACCAGCTCCACCATCGCCGAGCCGTTGGCAGGCGTCGAAACCGAGTGGAATGGCGGAACCAACTACGCCAAAGGGCAGGAGTGCGTCCGTGCTGCCTTGCATCGCAAATTCACTCGACTGATCGCGGGCACCACGGCAACGGCGCCAGAGCTGGACGGCGTCAACTGGAAAGACACCGGCTCCACCATGAAATGGGCAATGTTCGACCTGAATAGCAGTCAGCAGTCGGTTGCCGCCGGCCCACAGACTGTAGTCATCACGCCTGGGAAACGTTGCACATCCATCGGCATCACTGGACTGCAGGCCAGCAAGGTGCGTCTGCAGGTCGACGTCGGGGCCACGAACTATTACGACAAGGAAATTAAGACCTCGGTGCGCCGCACGATGAACTGGACGGACTATCTACTGGGTGGCTTCCGCTACCTGAAGGGGTTTGTGCGGTTTAACCTGCCGCCAGTCACCGGCGCCAAGCTGACCATCACCTTCACGGGCACGACGATCAAGGTGGGCCGTATTTTCATCGGCACGTCAGTGGACTGCGGCATGGTCGAG